AGATGTTTAAGGAGGATTGGGTTGTCTTTAGTGAAGATAAGCCGGATGTAGGAGACTACTACATTGCAGTTGACTTGGCGGGTTTTGAAGAGGTCAACAAAAAGAAAACAAAAAACACGAAACTGGACGATACGGCGATTGCCGTTGTCAAGGTCAGCCCTAACGGTTGGTACGTTGATAATATTATCTACGGACGCTGGAGCCTTGACGAGACAGCGGCCAAGATATTTCAAGCCGTCAGGGACTACAAACCAGTCAGTGTTGGAATCGAAAGAGGCATTGCAAAACAAGCAGTCATGTCTCCGTTAGCCGATCTCCAGAAAAGATATGGTACTTTTTTTAGAGTTGAAGAATTAACTCACGGTAACAAGAAGAAAACAGATAGAATCATGTGGGCGTTGCAGGGTCGTTTTGAGAACGGCTTTATCACGCTAAACAAGGGGGAATGGAATTCGAGATTCCTTGACCAATTGTTTCAGTTCCCTGATCCTTTAACACACGATGACTTGGTTGATGCGCTCGCGTATATTGACCAGCTGGCTAACGTAGCTTACGACTACGAATATGAAATCGAAGACCACGAAATTTTAGATGTGGTAGCAGGGTACTAATATGAGCGAACTTTACGAATCAGACCCAATCATAATTGAAGAATCAATTGAAGGTTGGGTCATAACTAAATGTGAGGATTGGCGCGACTACTATGAGTCGAATTACGAAAGCCGTTTTGAAGAGTATTACAGACTATGGCGAGGAATATGGGATCCTGCTGATAGCGAGCGTCGCTCTGAGCGTTCCCGTATTATCTCTCCTGCACTTCAGCAAGCCGTTGAGTCTAATGTAGCAGAGCTTGAGGAAGCAACCTTTGGCCGAGGAAAGTGGTTTGACGTCTCTGACAACATGGGAGACACCGAGCGCCAAGATGTTCTGTTTCTACGCAACAAGCTAACCGAAGACTTTGAAGACTGCATGGTCCGAAAGGCCGTAGCTGAGTGCCTGATAAATGCCGCTGTATTCGGTACAGGCATCGGCGAAGTTGTCATCGAAGAAATGAAAGAAATGGTGCCAGCGACTCAGCCCATCATGGATGGCGACCTTCAGGCCGTGGGCATTAACGTTACTGAGCGAGTCAAGGTAAAACTGCGTCCTATTCTGCCGCAGAACTTTTTGATTGATCCTGTGGCAACTAGCGTGGATGAAGCGTTGGGTGTGTGCATTGATGAGTTTGTTAGCAAACACCATGTAGAGCAACTTCAAGAGCAGGGCATTTATCGTGATGTGTATGTTGGCCCAGCCGCGCCAGATACCGACCTTGAGCCAGACCAAGACATTACGATTTATAACGACGACAAGATCCGCCTAACCAAATACTACGGACTTGTGCCTCGCGAACTCTTAGCGGAGGCGATGGAAGATGATGTCGAAGAAGAAGGCAAGTACGTTGAAGCCGTAGTTGTCATTGCGAATGGTGGCATCCTTCTGAAGGCAGAGGCCAATCCATATATGATGCAAGACCGTCCGGTTGTTGCGTTCCCATGGGACGTAGTGCCAGGGCGATTTTGGGGACGTGGCGTATGTGAGAAAGGATACAACTCACAGAAGGCGCTCGATACAGAGCTACGTGCACGTATCGACGCACTAAGCCTAACGATTCATCCAATGATGGCTATCGATGCAACTCGACTACCACGCGGTGCAAAGCCCGAAGTACGACCCGGCAAGATGGTTCTAACCAATGGCGATCCACGCGAGGTGTTACAGCCCTTTAACTTTGGGCAGGTTAGCCAGATTACGTTTGCTCAGGCTGGTGCGTTACAGCAAATGGTACAGCAGGCAACAGGCGCAGTAGATTCTGCGGGTATCGCAGGTAGCGTAAACGGTGAGGCTACAGCGGCAGGTATCAGTATGTCGCTGGGTGCTATTATCAAACGGCACAAACGCACACTAATTAACTTCCAGCAGTCATTCTTGATTCCTTTCGTGAAGAAAGCCGCATATCGCTATATGCAGTTTGATCCCGAAAATTATCCCGTTGCTGATTACAAGTTTAACGCTAGTAGCACGCTGGGCATTATCGCTCGGGAATACGAGGTTACTCAGCTAGTTCAGTTGCTCCAGACAATGGGGCAAGAGTCTCCACTTTATCCGACGTTGGTTCAGAGCATTATTGACAACATGAACTTGTCAAATCGCGAAGAGCTTCTCTCGGCAATGTCGCAGTCGCTTCAGCCTAATCCACAGGCTCAGGAAGCGCAGATGGCAGTACAGCAGGCTCAGGTTGAGTTTCAGCAGTCGCAAACTAATGCGCTTAATGCTCAGGCTCAAGAGTCTAACGCACGAGCTACTAAGTTGGCGGCAGAAGCTCAAGCCGTTCCTGCGGAACTGGAGATTGATCGAATTAATGCGATTACGAGAAATCTTAAAGAGGGAGATCAAGACGACAAAGAGTTTGAGCGTCGCATGAAGGTAGCCGAAACACTTCTGCGTGAGCGAGAAGTTGCGGCCAAAGAGCAGGGTAATCAGCAGATAGAGCAACGTGCAAACGAAACTCGGGAAGCTGAGCAAATGTTGATGCAACGCCTCGGTCAAGAATGAACGTGGATTTAAAGCTTACCGCTATCTACGACAAACTACTGTCTAAGATACAGGCAGTAGAGGCGATTCGTGGAGAAAAGGGAGACAAAGGTGATCCCGGCCCACAAGGGGTAAAAGGAGAAACCGGAGAAACCGGAAAAACCGGCCCTGCGGGTAAAACTGGTAAGGACGGTAAAGACGGCAAGGACGGAGCCGATGGCGCTGATGGGGAGCAAGGCGTAGGTGTCGAGGATGCAAACGTAGACTTTGACGGCCATCTTGTATTAACGCTAACCAATGGCGATGAGATAGACGCCGGATCTGTTAAGGATATTAACGAGGCCCAAGCGCCTAACGTCTATAATATCTCTATGGGTAGCATGGCTAGTCGTGCGGATCTTAAGAATGCTACAGCCAAGATTATCTCTAGCAATCACACAACAAGCGGATCTGAGATTCTTAAGGTTACGTCAGGTGTTGTTATCAACCTTAGAGAACATCCGCAGGATCGAGAGACGGTTATTATTAACTGCCGTACCGATGATAGAATAGACATTGTTGGTGAGATTAATATTGTCAATATGTCGTATTATGACGTAGCTCAGTACAATGTCGATGAGTTTGGCGCTAGAAGCATTATCGTAGAGCAGGACGATACGACGTTACACTTGGTATACATCCAAGAATTTAAAGAGTGGTTAGCAATCTAATGAGTTTTATTCCTCAGTCTAGAGCCGACCTTGCAACAGCCACTCCTTTTGCGGTAACTGCTGACCATACAACGTCAGGCACAGAAATCCTTAGATGCAGTGCCGACGTAACTGTAGTGCTTAATCAAACGCCGAAAGACCGTGAAACGGTAATGGTTAAGCTGACTACACCTAATACCGTAAAGATTGTTGGCGATATCAACATTACCTCGTCATCAACCCTTTACAATGTCGCGGAGTACAATACAGCCGGTGATGAGTTTGGTGGCACAACTGTCACTCTAAGCACTGCTGATACAACGGCCATCTTTACATACGTTCGTAAATTTGGAGAATGGTTCCCTTACAACTAGGATAGACTATGTTTACTGATCGAGAGCTTGAACTTTTATTTCGTAAGATGGAGAGAATGCTTGAGCCATTGCAGGCGGAAATAAAAAAGCTTCAAAAAGACGTGGAGGATTTGTCGAATGCCAGCCAAGAAAGACCCAAGACTAGCACGCGCGGGCGTAAGCGGGTTCAACAAGCCGAAGAAAACGCCGGGGCATCCCACTAAGTCTCACGTTGTTGTTGCAAAGCAAGGCGATCAGATTAAGACTATTCGCTTTGGGCAACAGGGCGTAAAAGGTGCGGGCAAAAATCCTACAAGCGCAAAAGACAAAGCGCGGAAGAAAAGCTACTATGCACGACACAATGCTCAAGACCCAAATCCCAGCAAGCTATCTGCGCGTTATTGGTCGCATAAGGTTAAATGGTGAATTAAATGAAAGTAAAGGCACCGGACGGTTATCACTGGATGAAAAAAGGCAAAGAGTATAAGTTGATGAAAGACCCTGCGGGTGGCTATAAGCCGCACAAAGGCGCATCTAAGTCAGCGGATTTTGCTGTTCAGAAGGTTCACAAAAAGTAAGGAGAGCGTTATGCCAGGCAACAAAATGGGTATGTATAAAACCAAGCCAAAAGCCAAAGCAAAGCCAAAGGCTAAACCAAAAGCTAAGCCAAAAAGAAAGCCAATGAAAATGTCTAATGGCTACTAAGTCAAAAGTAAATCAGGCCGGTAATTATACCAAGCCGACCATGCGGAAGAACTTGTTTAACAAGATCAAAGCAGGTGGAAAAGGTGGAAAGCCGGGTCAATGGTCTGCACGAAAAGCCCAAATGCTTGCAAAGCAGTACAAAGCAAAGGGCGGGGGCTATAAAAGCTAATGGCATTAAAGAAGTCGCAGAAATCATTGAAGAAGTGGACTAGCCAAAACTGGCGCACCAAGTCAGGCAAGCCGTCCACTCAAGGCCCAAAGGCTACAGGCGAGCGGTATTTGCCTGCAAAAGCCATTAAGTCTTTGTCAGCTAAAGAGTATGCGGCGACAACTCGCAAGAAGCGGAAGGATACAGCGGCAGGTAAACAGCACTCAGCTCAACCTAAACGGATTGCAAAAAAAACAGCTAGATCAAGAAAAGCCTGACTTTTTGCAAAAAGCATGGTAAAAGGCATTTAATCAACCAAGTAGGAGATAGTATTAATGACGCCAGAACTTGAGACGTATTTTGACAACTACAATGTGTTGTTCAACAGTGAAGGTTTCAAGCAACTCGTGGAAGAATTGTCACGAAATGCTACACAGTTAGCGGATATTCAAACGGTCAAAGATGCTGAAGACCTTTTTTTCCGTAAAGGCCAAGTGTCTGCGTTTGCTACAGTAATCAACCTAGAAGCTACGATTACTGCGGCGCGAGAACAGGCAGAGGCCGAAGAACAAGAAGACATGGATGTATAAGATATACGATTTCCGTTGCGCTAACGGCCATGTCTTTGAAAAAATGGTAGAGCGAGGAGTTACAACTAGTAGGTGCGGTTGTGGCTCTAATGCTACTAAAATGCTGTCAGCCCCGAAGTGCGTACTCGAGGGTCATAGTGGGGACTTTCCTGGTCGTCATATGAAGTGGGTACGAGAACATGAACAGGCTGGCAGAAAATGTAAATCTCCAACAGACGGAGTTTAATAAATGTCAAGAGCGACAATGCTTGATCTTCACCCCGAAGGGGACAATGAGGATAACATTGAAAACGAAGCGAATGAGACTGAATCGTTAGAAGCAGAGGAATCTGTATTCGAAGCGGTTGAGCAACCTCAAGACGCAGAAGAGCAAGACACTGACGACGATATTCCAGAGAAGTATAAAGGTAAATCTCTAAAAGAAGTCGTACAGATGCACCAAGAAGTTGAAAAGGTGATGAGTCGACACTCTTCTGAAGTCGGTGAGCTTCGTAAGGTAGTGGATGAGTATATTACTGCTCAAACGCAATCAGCACCTCAACAGAGCAATGTTGAGCCTGAAAGTGATATTGACTACTTTACAGATCCTCAAGCCGCCGTTAATCGTGCAATTGAGAATCACCCAAAAATCAGAGAGGCCGAACAGTACAGTGCGAATTACAAGAAGCAAGCGGCGCTTGCAGAGCTTGGTAATAAGCACCCTGATATGCAGAGCATTCTTGGCGATCCCAAGTTTGCAGACTGGATAAAAGCCTCGAAGATTAGGACTCAGCTGTTTGTAGAGGCTGACCAAGAGTATAACGCTGATGCGGCCGATGAGCTGTTTTCGCTTTGGAAAGAGCGAAAGACAGTGGCCCAACAAACTGCAACTGTTGAGAAACAGGTGCGGAAACAGCAACTCAAGGCGGCTAGTACAGGCAACACGAGAGGCAGTGGTGAGGGGGAGCGTAAGAAGACATATCGCAGGGCCGACATTATTAAACTTATGAAAACGGACCCCGAGCGTTATCAAGCCTTATCACCTGAAATTTTACAGGCATACGCAGAGGGTCGAGTCAAATAATCTAAAGGAGATTTGACATGGCTACTGCAACTTATCCCGGCACGGCCGGTTTTACGGCAAAGACTGAAGCGGCTACTTTCATCCCAGAAATCTGGAGTGATGAGATTATTGCCGCTTACCAAAAGAACCTGAAGATGGCTCCCCTTGTCAAGAAGATCGCAATGTCTGGCAAGAAAGGCGACAAGCTTCACATCCCTAAGCCTATCCGTGGTGATGCTAACGCTAAAGCCGCTGATACAGCTGTTACTATCATCGCTAACACTGAAGGCGAATTGACTGTAGACATCGACCGTCACTTTGAGTATTCACGACTCATCGAAGACATCGTTGAAGTACAGGCTCTTTCTAGCCTTCGTCAGTTTTACACTGAAGATGCTGGTTATGCGCTTGCTGTTAAGATCGACAACGATCTGCACTCTTGCGGTACTGGCTTCGGCAATGGCGGCGCTGTTGTGTTTGGCGCGGCTCCAACCGACTACCAGCACACAGGTTGTTTTTTCAATAATAACGGTACAACTACTCAGTACACCGACGACAATCTTGTAGCTAGTGATGATTTTACTGATTCATTCTTCCGTGACATGATCCAGAAGATGGATGACAACAACGTACCAATGGAAGATCGTGTACTTGTTATTCCACCTGCAACTCGCAATGCGATCATGGGCATTGACCGTTATGTGTCTTCTGACTTTGTATCAGGTCAAGCAGTTCAATCTGGCCTTATCGGTAATTTGTACGGTGTAGACATTTACGTCTCAGCTAACTGTGCAACTATCGAGACTGCGGCTCAGAACACTGCATCTTCTGTAGACACTCGCGCGGCTATGCTGTTTCACCGCGATGCGATTGTTCTTGCGGAGCAAATGTCTGTACGTTCGCAAACTCAGTATAAGCAGGAATACCTCTCGACTCTGTATACGGCTGACTGCTTGTATGGTGTCCAGGTATATCGTCCTGAAGCTGGTTTCGTACTCGCAGTACCATCTGCATAAGAAACTTCTGGGGGTCTTTATGGCCCCCTTTCTCATTCTCATTAGCTAGGCAAGAGGAAACTTAGCCATGTCCAATTATTCAAAGACTACTGACTTTGCGGCAAAAGACTCATTGCCATCTGGTGACTCTGGCAAGATCATCCGTGGTTCAGAGTTTGAAACAGAGTTCGATAACATTTCGACTGCGATCGCTACCAAAGCAGACGCCGCAAGCCCCACATTTACAGGCACCGTTACTATTGACGGGCTTACTGTCAACGGCAATACAGTTCTGGGCAACGCCGCTACAGACACTGTAACTGTTACGGCAGACATTGCTTCTAACCTTCTTCCTTCTGCTGACGACACTTATAACTTAGGTGCATCCGGCGCAGAGTGGAATGATCTCTTTATTGACGGCACAGCCAACATTGACAGTCTTGTTGCTGGCTCAGGATCGTTTACGTCTATTAGCACAACTGGCAACGTAACCTTCGGCGACAACGACAAGGCCCTCTTTGGTGCTGGTTCTGACCTACAGATTTATCATGATGGGTCTAATAGCCGTATTCAAGACGCTGGCACAGGCAACTTACTCATACGGGCTAACGCCGCAGTACAACTTGAAAATACTAATGGCGATAATATGCTGTTTGCGAATGCAGGTGGCTCCGTTGACCTATATTACAATGCGTCAAAAAAGCTAGAGACAACCTCCACAGGCATCGACGTTACAGGGACGATTGTTGGCGACGGTTTGACTTCGGATGGTAGTGTTGCCATAAATTCCTCTGCAACGTCTGGAAACACTACTAATCAACTTACACTTCGTGGCGGCACAGGCAATGTGGTCAGCGGTAATGTTGTTGGCGGTATTAACTTTGATAGCTTCGATTTAGGCAATCAAAACACGTCTGCTTCCATATCAGCAATAGCCTCCGGAAGCCATGTGTCAGGCTCTACACTAGATACAGACCTTAACTTTAAAACAGCCGATGGTTCGTCTCCAGTAAGCAGATTAAACATAGCCGCCAACGGCGACATCAGCTTCTACGAAGACACTGGCACGACTCCGAAGTTGTTCTGGGATGCTTCTGCGGAGTCTTTGGGTATTGGTACAAATTCGCCTGCTACAGCCCTTGATGTGAATGGCGACATTACTGTCAATAACCTAAATGTAGACTTTAAGACTTCGATTGGAGGCACAACTCCTCGTATTGAGTTTATAGAGTCTGACACAACCGACCTTAATGCCCGAATTAGGAATACATCGGGTATTTTTCAAATACAAAGTACAACTGATGACCTTGCAACTAATAAACTTCGGTTAGCTATAGATCACTCTGATGGAGAGTTTGCGTTATACAATACGGCAGGTTCTGTAAAAAAACTTGTTTGGGATGCGACGAACCTTAATCTTGGAATTAACACAACCTCGCCTACCGCAAGAGTGCACAGCGTAAGCTCAGATTCTACACCTTCTTTTTTAGCTGATGGCGGCTTTGGTGACTTCTCTGTACCTGATGGTCAAGCGATGCAGTTTGGTCATTGGGATGGAAGCTCTACAATTACAGAGCGTATGCGCATCGACACCAGCGGTAACGTCGGGATCGGTACGAGTTCTCCAAGCCAAAAACTGCACGTATATGACGGCACAACAGTTACTTCGTCTTCCAACATTGATGTTGCTAACTTTCAGTCTCAAACAGCCGGTGTAGGTGGCGCTGGTTTCAAATCAGGCATCCGATTACAACATACAGCAGACACCGACAAAGCTGTACGGATAACTGCCATACAGTCCGCAGATTATTCAAATACTATGGCAATGGGCTTTGAGGTAAGTAACGCAGGTTCTACTCCTCCATACGAAGCCATGCGCATTACCTCCGGCGGACACTTGCTCGTGGGGAAAACCTCTCAAGACTCTATAACCACCGTTGGTTTTGAGGCTAAAGATACTGGCCAAGTTGTAGCTACTACTAGCAGTACTCAGTCCTTAATACTTAACCGCACGACCTCTGACGGCACCATTGCAGAGTTCCGCAAGAACAACACAGCAGTCGGAGAAATTGGTGTGTATGCTGGCGATTTGCTTATTGGCTTAAGCGACCATAAATTGCGCTTCTTTGACGATAACAATGCAATTAGCCCTTGCGTAGATAATGGAACCGTAAACGATGCGGTGATCGATTTAGGCGTTAGCAACTCACGCTTCAAAGACCTCTACCTGTCAGGCGGTGCGTACCTCGGCGGTACTGCGGCGGCAAACAAACTAGACGACTACGAAGAAGGGACGTTTACTCCTGCGTTTAGCGGAGGCGATTATACATTTACGTATAACAAGCAAAAAGGTTCCTACACAAAAATAGGAAATAGAGTGTTTGTAGATATGATGTTAAACATTGATACAAGCACGGCTCCCAGTGGAACCACAGATGGAGATTTGAGTGTTACTGGATTGCCTTTCACCTTTAACGCTCAAAACAGCGTCGATGTCCTTGCCGTGTCAATTGGATTTAAACAGCAAATTGCAAACGCTGAAGATAGTCTGTCTGTTAGGTTTGCAAGCGGGAACACGGAGTTTAAGATCCATAAAGACCTTTCAACAGGATTCCCAGACAGTTCTTTACTTCAAGCGTCTGATCTGGTGGCAAACTCACGACTGCGTATCCAATTTTCTTATCCAACGAACTCTTAATAGCCTCAGTGGACTCTGGGGCTGGACTAACTAAGGAGACAACAATGTCACTAACTAAAGAAACAGTAGCAGACAAGATCGAAGTAGTAGCTACAGAGGACGGCTCTGTCGTTCAAGTACGCACTGCTACTCGTGTACTCGAAGACGGTGCTGTGATTTCACAGTCGTATCACCGTCATGTAATTAACTCTGGCGACGACTGGTCATCAGAACCTTCTAATGTACAAGCTATCTGCAACGCAGTATTTGGAGCATAACAATGGCTACATGGACTATCGCAAACCTCGAACGCAACCTGTCAGACGGCGGTGTAATCCTCGCACACTGGCGTGTTACTGAAGTAGACGGAGACTACTCTGCTTCTTCCTATGGCACTGTAGGCTTTACACCTGACGCTACAGACCCTTCATTTGTCCCCTACGACAACTTAACCGAAGCTGACGTATTGGGCTGGGTATGGGCTGAAGTCGATCAGGCGGCAACTGAGGCAGCTCTAACGGCAAATATCGAAGCACAGAAGAACCCTGTTACTGCTGACGGTATGCCTTGGTAAACAATAAGGGGTAGTCATGAACTCTGTAGACGAAGCATTGGCACGTTTAGACAAACACGAAGCTGAGTGTGCCTTGCGGTACGAAATGATTCAGCTACAGCTTGACGAACACAGCAAGCGTTTTGATCGTTTAGAAAAAATGATGACAGGGGGTTTTGCTTCTTTGTCAGTAATTATCACTCTGGCTATTGCTGTTTTAGAGTTTGCTAGATGATAGATCAGCTCATAGGGCCAATCACAAGTCTTCTAGACAAGTTTATAGAAGACAAAGACCAGAAGGCTAGGCTTGCTCATGATGTCGCTACAATGGCTCAAAAACACGCTCAAGAACTGGCTAAAGCCCAGCTTGACGTTAACAAGGTTGAAGCCGCACATAAGTCAATGTTTGTTGCTGGTTGGCGACCTGCTGTCGGCTGGGTATGTTGCCTTGGTTTGGCTAGTAATTATTTGTTTATTCCTATGGCTAACTTTGTACTCGTCGTTAGTAATTCTAGTGTCATTGTTCCGGCTTTGGATCTCAGTGGGATGATGCCTGTGTTAATGGGTATGTTAGGTCTTGGTGCTATGCGTTCTTATGAAAAAACAAAAGGCGTATCAAGGGAAAAGTAAATGAGATACGGCGACATCTTTGAAGTAGATGGACAACTTTTTGAGGTTACTCCTGTTGGGTATATGCCTGTAAGCCCAAATAGGGATGTGTCTAATCAGCCTAAAGTTAATCCTCCGGCAGGTATGCTAACTGAAAAAACTACGGATTCTATACAAACGCAAAGTTTTGATGATGGAATCGACATGGATGTTCCGGGTGAAATAACAGACCCGGACGCTATTGCAGATATATTAAATGCTTACTTTGGCCAAAACGATCCTACCGGCCAAGACCAGCTAGATAGTGAGTATTTTGATAGTTTGCCTCAAGAAATGCAGTGGCTTCTTGAAGATCAAGCAACATTTGCCGGCCTTGTTAACGATTTTTTAAATGGAAATATAACTTACGAACAACTTCAAAGTTTTGAGTTGTCGGAATATGGAGATGCAGGAACACGTTTTGTAGACACCTATAACAAAACAATGGCAGAGATAGGATCTCAAATAAATTTTAATGATAGCTTTGATGATGATGGTGTAGACACATCACAAGATGATTTATTTAATTTTCTTGCTTATATAGACAGCATTGCAGAAATAGATCCTGCTGAAGAAATGGATCGATTAGAAGAGGATGGCTACGAAGATTATTTAGCTTATCTTGAAGAACAAGCTTTTGCTGTTTGGAATGGGTTTGTTCAGCAAATAGCTCAATATATTGAAGATTTAGATGATGACGATATTGATCGTGTTTATCTTGCAGAAGAGCTTCAAGAGCTTGAAGATTTATTTAATCAGTATGAAGCTGGAGAAATAACAAAAGAAGAATTTTTAAGTTTTGAGCCTGAGTTTATTTTTGATGTTCCCGGAGCAACAGAGTATTGGAATTCTTTGCGAGGTAATGTTTTAGGGTCAGAAACAACAGATGACCCTAGTTTGTTTGAACAAATACTTGCTGATAATCCAGATATTACAGAAGAAGATGTAAACATCATCAATTCGATGATTGAAGCGGCAGGTCAAGCAGTCCCTACTAGTGTTGAAGATGCCAAAGATCTTATCGAAAGTATTTGGCGGTCTGTATCTGCAACCGCTAGAGATTGTGAAACTTGGACTGGCTCTGTACCTGATCCTGATGGTGGCGATCCGTATCCCGGCTGGAAAGACTGTGTAAATATTGGAGCAATCTTTTCAATACCCGGCTTAAACCTTCCTATACCTCCGGGTATGGTTGATATTACATGGAAGGATTTAGAAGACAGGATTGTTGAAGCTGGCGAAAGCTTAGAAGATTTTTTAGAAGATCCTACTGGCTGGTTTGAAGATAAAGTACAGCAAGCTAGAGATGCAGTTTCTAGCGTTTGGGGCGATATTACTGGCGGTAGTGTCTTTACTACTGATGACTTGGCAAACATTCTTAACGACGCTTTAGGCGGATGGATTGGCGGCCTTGTTATTAGTGAGGTTCAAAATCAATTAGAAGAAATAAATCCTTTCTTGCTTGCTGGCGACTGTGAAGATCCTGCATTTAGAGAAGCCAACGAAAAGTATTGCGCTCAAGCTCCACTCGAATGCACTAACGGCGCACTTAACTACCCTGAGTGTAATCAGTGTCCTGAAGGGTTTTTCTTTTCAGAGCAAACGCAACAATGCGAACCCGAAAAGCAAGCGCCTATAGGCCCAAGCGCGGAAGATTGTGCTCAGCAAAACAGGGCACACATACCAGCCGAAGAAGGCGGAACAAGTCGCTGTGGTGGCTGTTTGTCTGGTTATGAGGCCAATGAAAGCGGTGAGTGCGTTGCAACGCTAGATCCATGCCCAGGCAATCAAATAAGAAATGAAACAACTGGAGAATGCGAAGATCCTCCTATGGATTTCGCAGAAGGCGATCCCTGCAAAACAGATGAAGGGGTTGATGGCACATATAATGCTGATGGCGATTGTATTGCTGACCCCGAACCCGAACCGGAGCCAGAACCCGAGCCAGAGCCAGAGCCAGAGCCAGAACCCGAGCCTGAGCCGGAGCCGGAGGCAGAACCGGAGGTAGAACCTGAACCAGAACCTATAACACTGCCCGGCTTTGAAGTTGTTGAAGGTGACTTTGGTATGTGTCCTGACGGAGTTACGCCAAAGGCTGATAAGCAAGGAAGTAATTGTGGAGTTATTACTATAAATCCTTGTGAGAATTCTGACTATGCACAGGCCAATCCAGATGAGTGTAGAGAGTTTCTTATTTCAGAGCCAGAACCAGAGCCT